GAATTCAGCGTTCCGGGCTGGCCGGCTTCAGAATTCCCGCCGCCGCCGCCGCCTGCACCGGACCCGCCGGACCCGCCGTTAAACCCAGCCCCTCCGCCACCGCCACCGCCGTTATTCTGCGGGCCAAACGCGCCGTCATAGTCCGATCCGCCGCCGCCGCCGCCGCCGCCGCCTGCCTGGATAGTGCCGTTACCCGTGATAACGATAGGTGTCCGCGTATAGAGCGCAGAGCCGCCCGCCCCGCCATTAAAACCCGTCGTGTTATCAAGCCCGCCGCGACCATTCGCGCCAGTCCCGCCGCAGCCAGACACCGTGCTGTTGAACACAAGACGAGGCGCGAGCTCGGGCCAGTCGCCAGCGGTTATGACAAACTGAGACGGAGACGTTGATCCGACGATCGCGTTAAAAACGAACGTGACTGTATCGCCATCCTCAATGGCGGGATAAATCTCATCATGAATTTGCCGCAGGTTCAGGTTCGTCAGGTTTGATCCGAACGTGATCACGCGGTTCGTCAGGTCCTCAGTGTCGAAAAACACGAACGACAGTTCGTCAAATTCGCATTCGAACCGATCAGCCAGCGGGCGCAGACGCGTAATCTGCGCTTCGATCTGCGCGGGCTCGCCCGTATCAAGCTGGATATTTTTCGCGGCGATGCGGTATCCGGTGCCGATCGACGGCGCGACCAGATCAGGCCCGCGAAATAGCGATAGGTTTGTTTTCCTAGGGACCCGCGAAAACCGGCCCAGCAGGATTGCCGCCAGTCGTGACGCGGCAGTCTCAGCGCCAACCGGTATCCACCGGCTATAGATTGATCGGATCGCCGGCTGGCCATAATCCGTCTCAGCCTGCAACGCCACAGACGGCAGCGCTCGGCGGTAATTCGACGGGTCGTCAACAGGCTCAAGCGGATTGATCTGCCCGAAATACACCCACACCTGAGACAGACGCTCTTCCGGCATGGACTGGACGCGCAACGTGCGCTCCATGGCGATTTCTTCGTCGTAAATCGCAGCGTCTGATGGGATCGGACGCAGAACCTGGAGCCTGATCAGGCGCGCGATGTCATCCCACCATATCGCAAGGCCGCACTGTTCGATGATTTCCGAGACGCCATCCTTGACCGCGATCGGGTCCGCAATCATGCCGGTGATCAGCCGACGATAATTCTCATCAACCTCTTCCTGCCACTGATCCAGCGGGATGTATTCCGATGGGACGCCTGCATAAGTCACAAGCAGGTCGTAAATCACATCGGCCGGGCTCTCGCCCTGATAATAAACGCACCGCTGCACGCGGTCATCAGCGCTGTGAGCGACTGCGGCAGTGTTAAACTGCCCGCGCACGATCGTAAACGCATCGCCAGTGCGCGCCGTGGCCTGCACAATCTCCGAACCGCCGATGGCAATCCACTCGACGCCATCATATTCGATGTCGCCAACCCCAGCGGGGCCAAGAGACATAGACGTGTCATCGGCATCAATGGGGGCTGCGAGATAGCCGGTAGACATGATCGGGACCTGAGCGCGATCGCCGTCAGCCAGCTTCAGCGCGTCCTTGGCGGTTATCGTAAACCCGCCATCGCGATCCGGTCCGGATATGCTCTCCATCACGAAATGGTGCGTCTCCATATCCTCGATTGCCTGCCCGACCTCGCCATAAATCACGCGGAACGGGCGTCCGACCACGTAAGGCTGGCGGGCCGCGAGCTTTGCCAGCATCGTGCCCGTTTTAAACGGATCGTATGGCCGCTCGGCGTAGTATTTGTCGAACCCCACATCCGTATCGGCGTGCGGACGATCCTCAAGGGTCGCACTCACCGATCCTCGCGTGCCGAGATCGCGCCCGAGAGATACAGTAGCCGGCGTTATCTGCACGCTGCGCAGGTATGGCAGCGCCTCTATGCCGCTTTCGACAAGGCCAATGGTGTNGATCGCAAATCGGTATGTGACCATCGTTCCGAGCGTGCTCGGCGGAGTTGCGGGAACAAAATCCTGGAGCTTGTAAACCGCAGCTACAACGGATTGCTCGTTGCCGGATAGGGCGCTATCGGCCGTGATGGCGAATGTGGCGTCCGCGTCGATAATGGTCTGGGATGCGCCCGAACCGTTATCGGTCGTATCCATGTCGAGATCGTAGCGCTCGTTAACCCCAGTCCACGTAAATGTGCCCCGATTTCGATTGGCGCCGACCGCAATGACATAGCTGTTCGCTGGGGCGTTGAGGCTGAGCGACGACGGGTCAGCGCTTGATGTGTCGGTATCTGCCGGCGTTGTCGTGGCATCGATAATGCGATAAACGCCGATTGCGCATCCAAAAACAACGCCAGAAAACGTAACAACGATATCCGCTGTTGTTCCAGTGGCAACGTTTCTCGACGTAATCGCGGCGACAACGCCCGTTGCCGAATTCTGGATATCGATGATCGCGGCATCACCGTTCACAGTGACGCCGGATAGCGTCCTTGCGGCAAGGTTCGTGCCGCCAGACACGGCGATTTTTATCGTCCGCGTTGAGCCGGGGGCGGNTTCGGCGCCGATCGGATACGGCATCGAAAATTAAAAACAGATGCCGTATTGCCGCTCGCCTTTATCACCAGCGACGAAACAAACGCCCCAGCCCCAGCGGGCACCGCAGGCGTGCCCGCGTCATCGGCGTCGAAATGCAGCCGATCCTGACACGTCGCCAGCGTGTTAAAGCATTTCTTATCGCCCGTGACGCCGAGCGCAGCCTCGCACAGCCCCTCACCATAATTCAGGGCGCAATAAGGCAGGTCGAATTCGATAAACGTCAACGCCTTCATAGCGCCACCCCGCCAAGCGCGAGGTTGAGTTGCATCATGCCGTTCGGGCGCTGGTTTTGCGGACGGGCATTTGATCGGAGCCAGCAGAAGCCGGTTTCGTCGGGATAATCCATCGGGCGCCAGTTGAAAAAGAAAGGCGCATCCTGGTTCGCCGCAGCGACGAACGGATCAAGCTCGCTACGATACCACGCGGGCGGAATGTTTTGCAGCGCCACGTCCGTCGATAGACGCTCCTGCAAAACGACGCGGCCGAGGTAGTTCCCGCTTTCCGACCGACCCGATTGCACGTCGCTCTCGCGGCCATACGGGATAGGCGTGTGCGGCACATAGATGCGCTGGTGCAACACCGTGAGCATGCCGAGATAAAACACAGCGATGCGCGGCGGAACTGTCGCGCCCTGAATTTTCAGGCGGTAGCCAGCCGCACCGGTCTCGGCAAACCGCAGGATCAGCGGGCGGTTAGGGCCAATCACCTGCTCTGGGAAAATCTCTTCCCAAGCCTCATCGATCGATGCTTCAATCGAAACCGTCATGCCCGACAGGTTGTGGCGCGCAATGCCCATCCAATCGGCGCCTCCAGCGTAATCGATCGTCACATATTGCGTTGCAGTGCCGCCCGATCGCCACTGGCTCGCCGTTGACGGGTTCGCCATATTCGACGCAGGGTAGTTCGCCGCCGCGCTGTCCGCTGATATATTCGAGATCGTGACGACATTATCCCAGCCGATGATGCCGGCGTTGAGATCGTTGCCCGGTACGTTTTCGGTCAGGGCCAGTGCTGGGCTGAGATAAACGCTCATGTCATGCCAGCCTGTAACCGTCGCGCTGTAGTTGCGCGATTTTGCCCATGATGCCGATGACCATTTCCCCAGATACAAGGTCGCCTGGGTTAAGCCCCTGAATTCTGATAACCCTATCGGGATCGCTTGACGCAGTCTGCGCGGGCGCGCCCCCGCCCCCGGATGGCGATGTGACGGTTCCGCCGCCGCGAGTGGCGGAGTTGATGTTTGCAAGTTGGGCCACGCCAGCAGCCGCGACGGCGGCGGCCTGAATGAAATTCAGCGGGGGCGGGAGCGTAAGGGCTTTCGTAATGCCCTCGGCAACGTTGATCGCGGCAATCGCGGCGCTGATGGCCTTCTGAATGCCGATCTGCTTATCGCCCTCGCTATCCATTGTCGACGAAATGGATTGCAGAATAGACGTAATGCCTCCGACCATAGCCGACCGCATGCGCTCTTCTTCCTGCATTGCGCGCTCACGGATCGCCAGCAGAGCATCCTCATGCTCCTGCTTGGCGCGTTGCAGAAGGTCGTTATATTCGCCCTCTTTGATCATGCGGGCCAAAAGGAACTTGCCTAGGTCGGCAAGGCGCGTCTCATATGAGAATAGCTCAGCCTCTTCCTCTGTCCTAAGCGCATCGCGCAAGGCCTCTAGCCGGTTGCTCATATCGTCAACGAGCTTCTGCGACATGCGGCCCGCGCCGCGTCCTCCGCCTACGTCTACGCCAGGATTATCAACGACGATGCTTGTCGGGCCGCTCTCGGCCTCCTGCCATAGATTGCCGACAAGATCGATGGCGCCACGGATATCATCACCTAGCTTGTTAAAGCCAGACGACAGAAACTCAAGATTGTCCATCGCGCCATCTGCGCGGCGTTCTGTTGCCTCCCATAGCAGCGTCACTGCGCCAGCGACCGACATGACCCCCGCGCCAGTCACAATCGCAGCCGATGCGAGGGATTTCATAACGACAATAAGAGCGTCGACCGCGCCTTCAAGAATTCCGCTATCGAGCGCAGCGTTATAGAGTTTCGTGCTGAGATCGGCCAAATGTGGCGCAAGGTTCGCGGCAACCTGGATAGCCACGCCTTGCACCATCTTTTGCATGCGCGTCAGGTTGTCGTTGAATGCCTCAATGTCGCGGCCGGTTTGCTGGCTAAAAACCAGCCCCAGCCGCTCGGCCTCGTCGCCCGCATCGCGCAGCCCGGCAGCGCCGCCATTCAGGAGCGGGATTAGCTGAGCGCCAGACCGGCCGAATATCTCAATGGCAAGCGCTGTTTTCTGCGCGCCGTTTTCCATCCCAGCGAACCGATCGGCAAGGTCATACATAACCTCTTCCGACCCACGAAGCGCGCCATTCGCATCCGTTACCCTGACGCCAAGTTGGCTAAACGCATCAGATGCCGCGTTCTTTGCGCCGCTTGCCGCGTCACTCATTGCGCGCGCAAGGCGGCCCATGAATGTGCCCATGGATTCCATGCTGACGCCGCTGAGATCGGCCGCGTGCCCTAGCCGGCCAAGCTCCTCCGTCGTCAGCCCGATGGACTGGGCGAGCTTTGACTGGCTATCGATGGCCTGGAATGAAAATTTGATCGCCGCCGACGCCATGTGCGCAAAACCGCGCACGAGATCGGCAAGGATAATGCCAACTGCTGATCCGACAGCTACGGCCCTGACGTTGACCGCGTGCAACGCACGCTCTGCGGCAGACCCGGCGCGCTGAATTCCACCAGCGTCACCACCGATGCGTATCTTTATGCCGCCGATATCTTTTTCATTCGCCACTTGGCGGCTCGCCCCAGCGTTTTCGGTAGAGCGAAGCTACCTCATTTTCGGTCATGTCGCCATACATGACGGGGGGCTTATTGGCCTCCAGCATCCACCAGAATTCACCGGGGGATAGGGACCAGAATTCGGATGGCCTCATTCCCCATCCGCCTAGCTTTTCGCTGCGACACGCTACCTTGAAGGCTTCGGCTACGACTTCGCCTCGGCCTTCGACGTAGGGTTTTCATCCACCTTGGCACCCCGCAGGCGCTTGGGCGGGATCATCAGGACAAGCAGGGCACCTATGCTTGCGAGCACGGACGCCTGCGCGGCCCCGTCAAAGATAGCGTCGTAAACTTCATCCGCAGGCACGTCGCATCCAGCATAGCGAAGCGCCGCAGCGTAGGCCTTCGCAAGCCGCGCAGTCTTTGCGTTCCCGCTCTGGCTCCAGTCGGATAGTTCTTTGAGTGTAACGTGATCTTCGACTGCCGCGATCAAGCCTAGGACGCGGCTGGCAGGGACGGTATATTCCGCCCCGTCCCACTCAACCGTTGCCGGCTCAAAAACCGCCATCAGCTTTCATCCTCGATATATACCCACGCGCCCGTCGATTGCAGCGTTGCCGTGAACGTCATGGCGTCATTGTATGGCGCCGTTTCGACATAGTTGTTGAGGCGGAAATCACCCTCGATCGCGTCACCATCCTCATATGTGATGGTCATCGGGTTAATCCGCGTCGTGCCGGATGCCCCATGAGCGATGCGGCGCAATGTCTTGTCCTTGATCACGCCGGAGACGCTGATATCGATCTGCTCCTGGCCGGACGCCTCAAGCAGAGTGCGCTTCCCGTCGTCGCCGTCAGTGGTAATGTCGATCGGAGACCCGTCGATGGTCAGGGATTTCTCGCGCATCTGCGCGTTGATGACGACATCTGGCGTGCCGTCGATTGCAATCTGTAGCGTACGGCCAACAGCAGCAGCCATGTCAGTTCTCCATAATTCGTGGCGCGAAACATATCACGTCGGATCGTCAGCATCAACGCGCCGACACGAGTACGATGCCACGAGAATATGCCGATCGTTATCGTCGCGGCCGAGCGATGCGATTTCCTGCGTCATGACGATCAGCGTGAAATCCGATGTTAGCGCAGTAAATCGGCTGGGTTAGCGTGAGTGCCGCGCGGATACCCTCAGACTTAGCGTATGCCGCGATGTAATCCGGCGCACGCACTCGTACCTGGATATCGGGCAAGAATTCATCAAGCTCATCAGTGTCTGGCCCCTGCCCGCCAGTGTCGTAAACCGTGATCGTCGTATCTGGCGCGACCGGCTCGCGCGCGACGGCGATTGCCCACCCGGACGATGCGGCTAGGGTGCCGAAGCTGAGGGATTGCAGATATAGGGCGATATCGTGGGCAGGGGAGTTCATGCGCTCACCCTAGCATATTTCGCCACGAGGTCGAGAACGCGGGCGCTGGTTTCCGTCACGGCGCGGTCGAGGTATTTCGGCCCTCCCGCTGGCCCCCAGTACACTCCGAGCCCGGACGGTCGCGGCTGGCCTTTGAGTTTCTGCTCCATATTCTCATGGACATACCACGCGTATTCGGCCGTAAACCCCACCTCAACGGCAAGCGATCCATCCTGCGCCTTTCGCGTGTACGCCGATCCGCGCAGATTGCCGTATTCGACCGGGACTTTTTTCTGCGCCTCACCCTGGATCGTCAGCCCGCCCGCCAGAAGCCCAGCCATCGTCTTGTTCTCGATTTCAGCGATGGCGGAATTAAGCGCCGCAAGAGTTTCAGCGATGCCTTCGACGCGGACGGTCATTTAGAGCCACACCTTATGCAGAGTTTTCGTCCCGCGCAAATCAGGACTATCGGAAATCTGCCGTATCTCGCGCGCGCCGGCCGATGGCGCGCCGGCAACAGTCCCGAGCGCGATCTTGCCTTTGCGGGCCAGCGGGCGATCAGGATAGATCACGGCGCTTGACGTTAGCTCCTGCCCGTCGGCGCCGCGAAATAGTTCGGCCTTATCCTGCCACCGGCACCGAATAGCAACAGCCGCGCCATACCCAACGCCGCCAAAGCCGTCCGGCGATCCGGGCGGCCAGTACGTCGCGGCCTGCGTCATGTTGCGCGTGTAGGGCGGGAGGGTCACTCTCGCCCCTCAACGCTGATCAGGAATTCCGCTATTCGATCCCTGACCACTTCGGACATTTTCAGCCCTTCGGCCTTGCAATAGGCCTGGAGCCGGTCACGCATGTCCTGCGGGATCGGGATAAACAGCCGCGTGGTTTCGTGTTCGTCGGAAAGTTTCTTGCTCATGGTCAGGGATAATAACGTTGCGCATTATTTTTCGCAAGGGTGTTGACGTGTGGGTTAGATCGTGCGCATAGTTGGGCATGGAAACGGGAGCGCTGCTCCCAATACGGGAGAGCCAGATGAAATTCGAAATCAAGCATCGCTGGACCGGCGCCGTTGTTTTCACCGCCGAGATCGAGGCCAGCGAAGACGCGCCGTTTAGCATCAAGCTTGGGCTTGCGGTTCGGAAGGCGGCTGAGGCGGACGCCGACCTCAGCGTGCGACCAACCTCAGCGGCGCCAACCTCAGCGGCGCCGACCTCAGCGGCGCCAACCTCAGCGGCGCCAACCTCAGCGGCGCCTACCTCAGCTGCGCCGACCTCAGCGGCGCCTACCTCAGCGGCGCCAAATGGCGCAACGGCATCGTCATCAACCGGCCGCCCATTCAGGTTTACGGGATCACCTACCCCGTCACAATTCTCGACCAGCACATGCAGATCGGCTGCGAGCTTCACAGCCTCTCGGAGTGGAGCGCGTTCGCCAACGAGCGCATTGCGGCGATGGATGGCCTGAGGGCTGCAAAGTTCTGGCGCGACCACAAAGACGGGCTGTTGTCCATGGCGCGCGGAGCGGGGCGCACGTTCGAGCCTGTCACCGAGCCATCCAGTGAAGCCGCCTGACCCTCAGTCTCTGTCCATCCTCACGGGGTGGGCAGATGCAGAGGATCATGGAGAGAGACATGAGCAACGCCATCGCACACTACCTCGACGGGATGATTTCGTGGCCCCGGCTCTCGCAGCGGGATCGCGCATGGGTCTGCGCCAACCGGCCTGAGTTTTGCCCGCCCGGCGCGATGCTCGACTTCCTCGCAGCCTGATCAACGCCAACCATCGAACACGGGGAGCGCTGCTCCCGCAAACGGGAGAGACAGATGAAATTCGAAATCAAGCATCGCTGGACCGGCGCCGTTGTTTTCACCGCCGAGATCGAGGCCAGCGAAGACGCGCCGTTTAGC